TATTATATGGTATTGATTTGGTCCAATTTTCGCAAACAAATTCAGAAGATGAACTTTCTCCTGGAGGAGTAAAAGTAAAACTATCACTATCATTTGCACGAGCATCTAAAAATGTTTCGATAGTATCTGCATCTGTTTCTGAAACTTCAAAAGTAAGGTTAAATTCTTTCGGATTTTGATGTTGAGCTAAACCAAATAAAAGTCTATGTTCATATCCATCAGCAAAACGAATAGTTCTAGTATTTGGTTTGGATTTTTTACGCTGTCCGTAAGTAGGTTTTATTGAGGGAAAAGTAGCCATTATGCAAGTATTCCTCCAGGTCTTTTTTGTTGTATTAATTCAGATTGTACCGCAGCCGAGATAAGTCGACCAAGTTCTCTTCCTCTATCTTCATCACCTTCAACTGACGATCCAGAAGCATCTACATTAACTACAATATTTGTACCGCCTCCACCAAGCATATGATTTGGTGTAATCGTACCAGAAACACCTGGGTTAAATAGTTCAGGTCCACGCTCTCCTACAATGTAACTATTTCCTGCTTTTACTGAACCACCCTCTGCTTTCATAAAAGTAAAACGTGATACCTGTTGTTCAGGAGTTAAGGTTGGAGTTGGATTAGGACTGACAAAAGTTTTAGGGCCAAACATACTGGTGAACATACCAAATATACTTTGTTGGAATTGGTTCGCTGCCATTCGTGCTGCTGATTTTATAAAGTGATCTACTATTGAATTAAACATATTTCTAAACGCATCATTAATAGACATCGTTCCTCTAATAATTCCTTCAAACGAACTTTCAAATGATTGAGCCATTGTTTGAGATAAGGTAATAACTTGATAAACTGGATTTTGTAATTTCAACATTTCATCTTGCAAATCTTTAACTCTATCTGTGATTGCAGAAATAGCTAATTCACCAGACTGTCCAAATTGACTATTTGCTTCATTAACAAGACCTAGCATTTCTCTTACTTGTTCTAATGCTTCTTTAAAATCTTTCATTCTTTTAAGTCTGCCTTTGTCAAATTCTTCTTGAGCCTTTTTAGCTCTTTCTTCTCCAAAAATTGCAGGATCAACAAAATTAAATTCACTACTTGCAGCAGCAGCAAGAATTCTATCTGTAAATCTTATTGATTTTTGTTCTGCAACAAATTTATCGTTTGCTGCTTTTGCGGTAGCTTCTGCTAATGCTAGTTCAATAGTCGCACTATCATTTATTAGATTTTGTTGTAATAACTGTTTTGCAGTTTCATTACCTATTTTTGTTCTAGCTTCAAAAATTTGATTAGCTAATTGAGCTTGTCTGTTTGTTTTAGCTAAACTATCAAATGCTCCTGAATCGGTGCCAAAAATTTCTGTTAAAGATTTTGCAATACGACCTGAACCGAATTGAGCGAAAGCTCCTAAAACACCAAAAGCTTCTTCTTTTGTTATTCTTAAGCGTTTAGCAACTTGGTTTATGTCTTCAGCAGTAAATTCAGCACCAACACTTACCTCTGAAAATCGAACGTTTAAAGCAGCTAATGATTGATTAAATTTATCGTTTTTATCAATAGCTGTACCTATAGCGGTACCAACGATAGATAAAGCAAAGCCAAACTGTCCACCTATAGCTCCACCAGCAAGTCCACCAAGTCCACCACCAACTGCTGCTGCTCCTGTTTGTCCAAATAATAAAGGAAAAGCTCCACCAATAGCTGCACTAGATATAGTTTGACCAAACCTTTTGCCTCTTTCTTTTCTGGCTGTTGCGTCTTTAGCTTTTGCTAATTCTCTTTCTACCACTAATTCTGCCTTTGCAAGCGAAATTCCTCGTTTTTGTGCAACCCTTTGTACTTTTAATGCTCTATCTCTTTTTTTTAATTCTTTATTGTATTCTTCTTCAACTTTTACTACATTTTTTACTGCGTCATTGAATTGGTCCGTACCAATAGCAGCTTTATTAAGTTGTGATCTGGCATTGCTTACTTCTTTTGATAAATTATTAAAACTCTGAACAAAACTACCTTCTTTCTTTTTCCTCCCCATCTTCTTATCAACTGCTCTATTAAATTTATTAATATCTTTTGATAAAAGATTAGTCTCTGTTCTTAATTTTTTTATTTTTTCAGCACCTTTCAGGGCTACTTGTAAATTGACTTCATAATTAGCCACTTCTTAAAATCAAAACATTTATCTCATTCTACCTCTTTTCCCTTTTAAAGCACTACCTCTTTGTGCTTCTTGTTGTGCTTTCTCAAAATCTTCGTGTTCAATTTCTGCATAAGCAGCCCAACCTATCATTTCTTCTACAGTTAAAGTTTCTGAAAGTTCAGTAACAGTTTTTCCTAATTCTTTAGCTAATGAAAAGATAAACTTCCAATCATTATTAGCTTTTCAAGTCGGCTTTAGCCTCTGATACCTCCTTAGTTTGACCAGCTTCTATCATTGCTAATTGTATTTCTTGCAAAATATTTGCTTCAACTTCTCTTCTGAGAGAGGCTTTATCTCCATCTTGAAAAAGTCTATTACCCTCTTTGTCTAATGCCTTTGTAATCATTAAAGCCAATGCAAAATCATTTGGATCGTTAGCATCTGATTTCTTTGTTATTGATTCTCTTTCAGCGATAGTAAGAGGATGCCAATAAACACTTAAAATTAGTGTTCCATTTTTTACTACGTCATGTTGATATAGCTGGCTTACACCAAAACTATTCTTTAAAAGTTCAACTGCTCTAGTCATAAATAATACAATGCTATTCTATTATACTAGGCATTGGCTGAAAATTGGCAAGATATTACGCCAACAAAATGACTTCTTTCTTCAATATCTAATAAACTTGGTCCTACCATATCTTGCACTCTAGGTTTTACTGAAAAAGTATCAGTATAATCAGAAGCATTTACGGAAGTTAATCCATCTATAACTTTCTCTGCAATCTCTATTAATACTTTTGTCCCAACATTTTTAGGAACATGAATATTGCATTGAATAACTCCAGAATAATAATCTAAAGCTGCACCATGAGGTTGAATAGTTGATTGTGAATAATTTACATTCATTACTACATATTTTTGTTCTTGACCAGGAGTATTAAAATTTAAGTTGTCATAAACCATTGATATTTCTGGGTCACCATCTAAAACAGCATCAGTAACCGCTTTTTCAAATGCAGCACGGGTATTTTTTAAAGTCATAGATTAAGCTCCGTAGATGATGCTGATTTACCGATACTACCAAAACCAGGGCTTTGTCTTGCCTGTAAGAATATTCTACCTTTTGTTTTCTTTTCTTTCATAGTGTCTTTAATAATTTTACCTAAACGACCTTGTATAAAATTTTGAACTTTACCGCCTTCTAGGGCAAAAGCAGCGTGTGTTGCTCTGTTTCCAATAAAAACAGGTCTATTAATATTGAACGTTCTAGTAACTGGATACCTTATTCGTATAGTTGGATTGCTTGGTCTTGTGCTAACCCATTTACCATTAATTGACTTAGTACTATTCTTTTTAATATTAGACCAGGGTCTAAAGTTTCTAATATCATCTCTAGGTTTAACACCAGTTGTCTGTACCTTCCAGCTTGAAGCGAAAAATCCTGTGTACACAGGACTATGAGTTTTAGTTGATAAACTTTTATGAGCTTTTCTTATGACAGTATTAAAATCAGCATTAATTTGAGCTTGAAGATCAGCAGCAGGATCACTATTTACTAAATCTTTTTTTCTAGCCATTAAAAACGCACCATGACAATGTAAAGATAGACTTGGCTGCCTTTCTTAGTGTTAATGTCATAAATCTGTGCAGTTCTTAACTGTCCATCATAAGTAAGTTTTATCTTGTCTTGGAACGTAACTTGATTATCACCAATTAAATCTGGAGTTATGTAAACTTTAGCTCTTCTAATTTCTTGTCCTTCTTCTTCTTCAGATTGTATAAATTCAAGTGGAACTTTAATATCTGAGTAAGTTGTATTTATGCTTACAAGTTCACCATTATCTACATCATATTCTTGAACTCCTTTTTTAATAAAAGTAATTGTGTGATTAAAAGAATCACCTAAAGTTGCAACAACACTTTTAGCAACATTTTTAAATACTGAATCAAGTTGACCTGCCATTATCCTCTAACTACCCTCATCTGAAAAGTTCCTGCTCCACCGAGCATATAGGCACCAAGATAACTTTGTAACCACGGGTAAACATCCATAATATTATTTACAGATCCAGTTCCTTGACTAGCTGTATTGTATTTAACTCGAAGCTCACCTAAAGCAACCTCTTCAAAATTACCATCTTTACCAGTTGTACCAGTTATTGCATCGGTATCGTTTGCTAAAGCTCTAGCTAATTCATACTGTGCATACTTAATATTTAAAGGAATAGTAGAACAACTTAATTCAACTCTATCTACTTGATAATTTGTTCTAGGAAATTTTAACGCTTGATCTTCGTCACATCTATCACCTTGAAATACAAAAGTATCAATCCATCTTGTAGCAGCTATTAATGATCTATTTTTTTGATCGTCTGTTTTATTGTCCCAAGTCGTTGAGTCTGGAACTGTCTCAAAATAACTATTAGCTTCTGTCAATGTGACATAGCTATTAGCAGTTTCACTTT